CCGTAAAAATGAATCTCAAATTAAAAACAGAATTAAAAATGAGTTCCCAAGATTATTGGAAGAACACACATAAAGCACTAACTAAGATTTCAGAAAGATTAGTAAAGATGGCAAACAAAGTAGGAAATATGAAATAATGAAACAAGTTATCGTAGATTATATACCATTTAATGTAACACCAACTCAAATAAATGAGGCGTTAAAAGAAAACAACGGAAAGTTAGTTGTTAAAGGTGTATTACAAAGAGCAGAAGCAAAGAATCAAAACGGAAGAGTATATCCAAGAGAGATATTAGTTCGTGAAGCTAAGAAGTATGACGAAAATTTTGTAAAACAAAACAGAGCGTTAGGTGAGTTAGACCATCCTGATAGTTCAGTTGTTAATTTACAAAATGTTTCTCACAATGTCAAGGATATGCATTTTGAAGGTGACAATTTAGTAGGTACGGTAGAAATCTTAACAACACCAAGTGGTAATATATTGAAAGAATTATTCCAAAATGGAATCAAGTTAGGTATTAGTTCACGAGGATTAGGTAGTGTAGAGATGGTTAGAGAATCCAATGGAGACCAAATATCAAAAGTAGGGGATGACTTTGAGTTAATCGCTTTTGACTTTGTATCAAATCCATCAACACACGGAGCATTTTTATATCCGATGAATGAATCAGTAGATAACACTCAAACAGGTAGAACTTGTGGTGATTATTGTAGAGCAGAAGATATAATCAACCATATTATAAGGGGTGAATAATGAAAGATTTAAGAATATTATCAGAAATCTCAACAAGATATGGAAATCGTAATATCAATGAGTTAGAATTCAAAACACCAGAGGACTTTGCAGCATACAAGAAAAAACACAAAATGAGACCGGGCACGGTTGTAAAGGTAGCCGGTAAAGATAAAGTTGTTGACGCACCTAAAGGTAAAAAAACCAAAGCAAGTGGTATAGAGTTTTCTACTTTTGGTAAAAAAGATATCAAAAGATTTGCAGATAGATATGGTGTAGAAGTTAAAAACATTAGAAGTGGTCAACAAGGTAACTTAGCAGATTTTGAAGGAGACCCTAAAAAAATTAAAAAGATGTTAACAAGCACACAATATGGAATGGAGCCAGAAGACGCTAATGATTTACTTGGAATCAAAGAT